GATCCGTCTATGTTCACAGCGAATTCTGGATGGTTGGGATTAATATGAGCATCTACCACTACTACATCAACATGTTTTCCTGAGCTGGTAGTAGTCACTGTTTGTGTTGTCTGTGTAAATGATGCGCCAACTCCCCATCCTGTTAGTGTTGCGCCGGCAGCAGTTCGATACAATCCCCAATTTTTATCGTTGGTATCAATAGTAGAATTTTTTTCAAAGTTTCCAGATTGTGTCCAATGATGAACAACTTCGATGCCCATTTCTCTAGGCGGACGTTCTACAGCTATTACTCTAGAATCATTTCTCAATTGAGCAGCTTCTTCGTCGGATATCATGAAGTGAGTGTTCCTGCTTATCTCTCTAAGTTGTGTTATATCCACAATCCTATTAGGGATGTAAAGATTTCCATCAGGTGATTCCATATCTTGAATGATAGAATCCGCATCGGCCATTGTTTTGGCAGTAACAACGTATTCTTTTAAATCACTCATATTATGCCTCTACTTGAACAACAGTCAATGTAATAGTGATTGTTGTTGTGCTACCGCTTTTATTTGTAACTGCTATTGGAATGCTAGTAGTTGGAATTGCTTCGTTATTGAATCCTAATGCACCCGGGCTAATTAATATTGTCTGCGCACCTGTTGTAATAACTTCGGCTACTACTCCAGCACCTGGCGTTGGGTCAGTTAATTCACTGCGTCCACTATCTACTGCACGACTAGTAGTATCAGTATAAATTCTAACCCACGCTGCTGCCGATGTTTGAATCTTGTAAAGTAGATAGCCCTTAAATCCAGTGATATCAACATTACCTGTTGCGGCATCGGCAATACTTGCGGTAGTACCGTTAACTGATGATCTAGAAGCCATTGTTGTGGGCTTGCTGATTAAGTCTGTATAGCTGCCGCTGGTAGCCACTGTGGCCAATGTAGGACCAGTGATAGTGACCTTGCCTTCGCCATCTGTGGTTGTTGTAATTCCACTTGCACCTGCAAAGCGCAGTGTCTCTCCAGAAAGAATTATTCTCATGGTAGAGTCATCGCCAGCTACACTAAATTCATAATTGCTGGTGCCTCCGCCCCCTACCCCACCACTTGGTACTGGTCCCCACGTGACTTCATATGTTGCAGGATTGTAGTATACAGTTTGCGGTCCAGTGACTTCTCTAATAGGTGCAACATAGAAACCAGCTGCTGCGCCGTCGAGTGCAATACCACTGGCATTAATAACAATGCTATTTGCAGGCTGACTTGTTGCACCTGCAGCCTTACCGATTGCTATTGCATTGGCGCCTTGCCCATTAAAACCAGCAACGTTGCCGATGGCTACTGCACTATCGCCTTGTGATGTTTTTCCAGCACCAACACCGACTGCCACAGCATGAGCATCTTGCGAGGTATTGCCAGCCTGATAACCAATGGACACAGCACTAGCACCTTGGCTGGTATTTCCAGCATTGGCACCCACAGCCACAGCGGTATTTCCTTGGGTATAAGATCCAGCACTGGCCCCAATACTAACTGAATTTAATCCGGTACCAGCCAGGCCAGCGTAAGCACCAAGAGCAATTATAGATTCTGAAGTACGTAAACTGGATGTTGCAACAGGACCAACTACCGTACCAGTGGCACCGTTGATAACTAGGGTTGATGTGTCTGAGAATACAGAACCTTTCAAATAGGTCACATCAAATGTGATGCTATCATTAGTAGCATTAGTTGTTAATTGTATTCCGTCCCCGGCTACAAGAACTAGCGTGTCTGTAGTATTGTCTGCCAGTACAGATGACTGACCACTTACTGCAATAGAAGTAAATCCAAATCTTGTGTTTGTGACAATAACTGTACCAGTACTTTGGTTAATGGAAATACCATCTCCCGCCGATAACGCAGTGACTCCTGTATTTGATAATGTTATAGAACCTGTGGCTGCAGTTACGCTTAGACCAGCACCAGATACTGCAAAGCTAGTCACGCCTGAGTTGGTAAATGTTATACTGTCCGACAACGCATTGGTTGTTATACTAATTCCAGTGCCATTGACAAACGTTAAAATATCTGATGTACTGTCCGCAACCACGTTTGATTGTCCGCTAACTGCAACAGTTTGAAAAATGTTTTGTGGAACACTAGGTGCTGCGTTGGTGATACGAACTGTTCCAGGAACACTAGTGTCCAGAGAAATACCTGAACCTGGATCAGTAATGATGCTGACGATTCCTGTGTTGGCAATGGTAATATTACCTGTTGCACCACTAACACTTATACCATAGCCTGCAATAGTTGACAATACACCTGTATTTGAAATTGTGACATTGCCGGCAGCACCACTAACTGCAATACCGGTGCCTCCTACATTGGTTAACACTCCGCTGTTGCCAATCAGTAATCTATCAATTCCTGCTGCCGTGGCCAATGTAATACCACTGAGAGCCGCAATAGTTAGCGTATCAGTTCCGGTGTCGGCCACAATACTTTGCTGACCAGGTACAGCAATAGTCTTAAAATAATTTTCGTCTAGTGCTAGACTACCAATAGTGGATCCGGCTGGAAGATTAACTGCTCCATATTGTGAAGTAATTACTGCTGACCCTAGATGGATCGAACTACCACTAAGGTAAATATCTCTCCATCGTTTGGTCGGTGATCCTAAATCATAGGTTTCGTTTTCGCCTGGACTGACACTGGTGTTTAATGCAGTTAAATCAACAGCACTACCGCTACCTACGCTTAGGTACAGTTCTGCAAAGTTGTCATTGATTCTATTAAATGCTTCGTCAACTGTACTCCACAGTATCGGAGCAGAACCTGAATTTATTGTTTGTCTAGACATTATGTTCTTCCTACGGCAACTTCAATAGTGCCAATGTGATCTGAATTGTAATCTGCTAATGCTTTACCAATAACTGTACCAGTCCTAGCATCGCCTCCTGCTGATATGCCAACACCCGGAATATTGGAAGTTACGATTAAATCGCCTTTGCTAATTTTTCCTACTACCTTACAAGGTACACGACCTTGTAGTGCTATTAGATTTTTTGTGCCACCGCATTGGTCGTTCATGATATATCCAGCAGTGTTGCTAACTACTCCAGCAACTTTGTGATCTCCGTATGTTGATGATGCAGTGACTTCTTTATCGCCGCCAAACACCAATACTGTTCCTACAGCATATTCTCGATCGCCTTCATAGTATTCGGCCAAGTCTGCATAGGTAGCTGTCAATCTACTGCCAGAACTTAGTCCCCAAAGCCCAGTTATTGTACCACTGGAGCCAACAGCACCTGTTGTCAGTACAGGAGTAGTAATCGATCCCACAGTTATGGGAGCATTGCTCAATCCGTTGTAGGTTCTAAACGTGTGAGAATCATTGTCATAAAATGTTCTACGGTCAGGCAATGTAGTGCCGTCACCAATCAATATACCAACGTTATTTGAAAATCCATACAGTTGTGTATATCCACCGGTTGAAGTTGCAGTAGTATCCAGAATGGTCTTTGTGTCAACAATGAGTTTGTCTACACTAATAAATCTACCAGCAAAGTCTCCGTTAACGTCACGTTTGACCAATGTGCTTGCAGTAGCAGCAGTTGCCTCATCCACAATAGCATAGTCATTGTCATTGGTAGAAGTAAAACCAATTCTTCTCAGATAGCCAGTGCCACTGTTGTATTGTGATTTTTTAATCGCACCACCGTCGTTGACCACTGTGCTGAATAGTACTGCTGTCACGTTAGCAGTTGCTAAAGTTGAATTACCTAGTACTGTTTTAGTTGCTAGCTGTGGAAGATCTGCTAAACTAATACCATTGTCTTTCAGTGTGACCCACCCGTCGGTGACATCAAACTGCGCACTGTCAAAACTAGATATACCCTTGTCTGCCTGCGTTATTCCAGTAGCATTTGCTCTAGCGGTAGCAGATGACAACAGCAGTTTACTTTGAACAATGGCAGCAGAACTATTAATATCTGCGTTGGTAATAACGTCTGGATTGATCTGAGCATCAACAGTGTTGGCTGTTGAATCAATATTAAGACTGATATCACCAACCATTCTAGAGTTTTGTGCAAAGTTGCCTGCGCCAGTAAATGTTAATAAGTCACCGCTTCGTGGATTGGTTGATTGGAAATCAACCAAGTTGTTGAGAGTAAAACTTCTAAGATTAATTGCGTCAGTTGGATTTACAGGATCTGCTACGTTAATAATTTTAAAATTGCCTAGATCCATATCGGACTTCATGGCCAGCTGTCCGTCAAGCGCCATATAGCCGCCGCTGAATGCTGGAATTAACGAGCCCAATGGCAGTACAGCGCCGGTGTGACTGATACCTAATCTGCGTTCGACGTAGCCTCTTGTAGCATTTTCTGTTGGCACTGTATCAGTAGCATTGTCACTGAATGAACTGTCAGTTGAAAATTCACTTACAGGAACACCTCGTTTAAAACCAATACCGTCTAGATTTGACAGCGCAATTGACGCCGAAAATGTCACACTACCAGTACCTTGGTCAACACGGAAATAAGGTCCAACTGAGAAATTACCAAATTGGTCAGTGGTCACATAGAACACTCGGCCTACACTGCGTTCTTGAGTTTCGGAATCTGGATCCAGTGCGTTAACGGCCGGACCATAGATCTCATTGGGATAATTTGTATCAGCATAAGAGCCAGTACCAATTTCTAGTAAATCATGTGAAGTCACACGAGTTAGAGAAATCCTAATTGTGAGTGTGCCGGGCTCGTCTTTTGGTACTGCAAATTTAAGAGTTGGCGGATTGGTAAAATAAATTATCGAGTTTGATAGCGCAGGGCTAACAGTCACTAATCCGTAATTATCTCCAGTTATTGTTTCATTCTGATAGGCCTGTACAATGTACTCCACTCCCTTGAACACAGTTTTGGTACCAAGGAATCGACCTTCTTCTTGACTACTAATTGGCACCACAGCAAATGTAGTGTCCCCTGCCCGACCTCGTACTAGACCTACTCGGTGTACTCCAGTTTGAGATCCAGTAGTTTCAATGGCCACTGATGTACTGGTTGCTATATCTGTTACAGTAAATGTATTTGCATCTATTACAGTTTTAACAAAGTACATTCTAGTAAGTGTAAGCCCGCCAGGCAAAGATCCAGTTGTGGTAAATCTAACAACATTGTCTGCGCTAAATCCGTGTCCGGTTAAAGTAATTACAGCAGGGTTAGCGATAGAAATGGTACACACGCTTGCAGTAGTCACGAACGGCTGCTCTGGATATATCGACAAATCAATATAGTTGTAATTTTCTCTCAGTGTAGTCTGTGCAAGACCAAATACTGTGTACGCATGGGTACCGCTTTGACTGCCGCCGGTTGTAATAGCAACACCACGTTTTTCAGTTGACAGCCTAAAGCTATTGGCGGTAAACCCGTCGGACTGCACATAGTAAATTATACCTGCTGTTAAACCTGTAGGTAATGCGCCAGTTGTTTCTAAAATAATTTGGTATCCAGGTTGAAGACCATGACCTAATCTAGTTATAATTCCAGGGCTGGCAATTGAAATAGTAACGGTTCTAGCGCCCACAGGGTCCTCGTAGGCATCAAATTGCAGCACTCGATATACTTCGGGGGATTCAGCAAGCACCAGTCCAGTACTCGGGCGAACAGCAACGTCTACGGCATTACCAGTTAACACAGTGGTAGAGTTTTGTCTAATTGTTAAAACAGTACCGTTGGGAACAACTGCTGCAAGCCCGTCAACTCCTGCTCCTTCAGAGCTTCTTAAACTTAATCTTGCCACACCAGGAGGCAAAGAATCATCAGTTGAAACACCGGTAATTGGATATCTAAACATCACGCCTAGGCCGTGGTCAACTTCTAGTTCTGAATTTGGCAGTGGTGGATATGTGTAGTTAGTGACAAATATCGTTAATCCTTTTACCGCAGTGGCATATGATCCTGATGGAGCATAGCATTCTGCTCCTTGATTAAGATCATAATACAATGACACAGGAGTTGGAACTTCCAGCGGATCACTACCTTCAGCAACCAACGCAAAATTACCATGAGCGCTTGATCCACCAATTGATCGAATCTGACCACCACCAATTGAGTAATACGAAATATGGCAGTAGTAGGTAAACATACTCACGCACTCTGCCAACCCGCCGTTGTTGACCACAATACCATAACCAAGATCGTTGATCTGTGTGTAGTCGTTTGACAACATCGATCTATTACCAGGCATCAGCACTTCGTAGGCATTGGCATTTTCGTCAACAAAATCTATCACTGCTTCTTGTATAGCAGTTTTATTTGTGTTAATGACTGTACGTGCAGTTATTGCTGCTGTTGCATATGAGTATGCACTCAAGTTTGGCAATACTTCAACGGCAGCAGATCCTATACCGCTGGTCACAATAGCTGCAACATTGGTCAACAATGTTTCAATTTCATTTTGAACAGCAGCATCGCTGACAGGGCCTGATACTCTTGGGGTAGGTGAGTATGAGGTACCCGGAGCTAGGTCAAGAATAACCTGCTTGGCCAAGTACTTGGCATAGTCGATACCGGCAACTGTTGCTGCCTGTATCAACACAGGTATCTGTAAAACTACCGCGTCACCAACTCCGTCCCAGTATTTTAATCCCACTTTTCGGGTTTCACTATTACCACCGTAGATAATGTCGTATATCAATGATTCTATAGCATATACTATGTCTCTTGAAAAGTCTGGAAAGTTTAATGCTGGATAGGTGGCAGCTAGATAGCCAACAGCTTCGTCTCTAATATACCCAATGTTTGCCTGTAGCAATGAGCTGGCGTTAACCTTGTTGGCTGCTAGTCCAGGTGGATTTGTAAACGATAGAGCTGGTGCAAATGTGCTGCCATTTCTAACAATATTGGCAATATTATCTTTACTGGTTTCGACTATTGATTGTGCTGTGGGATACAATGTCAAATAATTAGATGCTAATGTATGAGCTTCTTCAATTGCACGAATAGTTAAATCTAATTGATCTTCAATGACCACTCTGGCTGACGCCAATCTATAGGTTAGTCCAGAGCGTCTAGAATGATAGTTAGTACCAAACACAACGTCATAGCCAACACCATTTAAAATTAATCCGACATCTCTAAAGCAGATATCTTCGTTGTATACAAATAAATCATAAGGCCAAGGAGTTGTTTCATCTAGAATAAATGAAGCTGTAGACCCAGCTGTGTTAAATGTATAGTCTCTAACATAGTTGATTCTATACACAGTATCTTCAACAATAAACGAAGCCGGTAGTTGAGGAATACGCTTCAACTCACCCACACGTAAGAATGTATTTGAATCTTTAGTTAGGATTTTAAATTTTAAGTTGCCAGTAAAACCGTCAATATATTGGCCGCCTGCAAATGTCTGTTTGCCTGTGCCCTTTGAGAATGATGCACATTCTTGGGCATAGGGAGACTTGGCAAGGATCTGACCTTCTGGATCAAGTACCATGGCAAATCCGCCATGACCTTGGAATGTAATTGCCTGTGTACGTACCGCATCGTTACACAATATAACGTCCAACTCGTCGTTGTTTTTGGGATAATTAACACTTCCAGAATTATCAATAACATCGATGACGGTATTGATCAACGCACCTACTACACCGCCAATACTGACAGCATTACCACCGGATGTGTATGTTCCATGGGTTGCACCGTTAACGGGCAATGTTCTTCCAGAGTCATGATAGATGTAAAATGATGTTGGATTTATTACGGTGACATAATAGTCGTTGCCATTGATTTCGGTAGCCCCACCTACGCCACTGATTAGAATTTGATTGCCAGATGCTAGTCCGTGAGCAGTGCCAGTAGTAATTGTAACTGGGTTGGCATTAGTGACTCCAGTGATATTAAATGATGTTCCAGTAGTACCAACCTCAGCAATATATGCACCGTCTACAATCTGAGGATATGCATCTTGATAAAGTTCTTGAATTTCTACGTTTCGAATAACCAGTTGAGCAAGGGTGCCCAGTCTTCGTATGGCTGCAATAGTCTGTGATAGTTGAGCATTGATTGCAATTAATCCGCTGGCATTGCCGTAATATTTTAATGCCGCAGACACTGTTCTATTAGATCCGCCCCACTTTAAATCAAATATCATAGAGTCAATAATAAGACCTACATCTCTTTCGCAAGTATCACTGTTGTATAAGAAAGATGCAGTGAACGGAGAAATTTCTCTGTCTATCTGATCGGCAATCCAACCTACAACTTCTTTTTGTATGAACACTCGATTCAACTGTAGGAGTTGTGCGGCTGATCTATAAAAGCCTCGGTTATTAACTAATGGGTAAACTGGCTGTGACGTATCTTGAAGATAGTGATAGCCAAACAGTCTGTCAGTTATAGGTAATAGATCAGTACCAGCAACGCCCACTGTTAGATCTCTTCTAAAATGCAAAAACGCCCAGGGACTTGAACTTATTCCTGGCTTGGGTCTAATAATACAACGTCTAAATTCGTCACCAATAATAGACACGTTGTTAGGAAGGCGCAGTGGTAAATTTTCTTCGTAGACACCAGTTTCTAATAATATACTAATTTGAATATTCTTTGCAACATCGCCGTAGGATATTACTTCACCTATTTCAAAAGTTCCGTATTTTAAATCTACATCAAAA